CCAAGGAAGAGGCCGAGGCGATGGAGAAGTTGGAGGACACCTTCGCCGGTCTCGACTTCGAGGACGACACCGGGCTTCCTTCCATTGCCCGCCGGTTTGGGCCTGCCGACGATCCCTTCGGGTTCGACACCTCGGCGATACCGCCCGGCTTCTAAAACCCGGTTTTCAAAATGCCTGACATTGTCGGGACTGCCTACGTCCGTATCCGTGGGGTCACGACCGGGTTGGCCGGTGACATTCAAGACGGTCTCAAAAAGGGGATGGCCGGGACTGATACCGATGTCCTTGAAAGGAACGTGTCTGATGCGGCGAAGCGGGCTGGCGAGTCGGGAGGCGAAGAAGGAGGCAAATCACTCGCTCGGTCGATGCGTGAGAATTTCAAAAAGAATTGGGACAAGGACAACAAGAAGGGCAAGGGCATCTTCAAGGTGCTCGATGGGATCAAGAGTTTCAAACTTCCGAGCCAGGCATGGATGGGGATTCTCGGAATCCCGGCACTCGGGGGAGTAATCCAGCTTGCCTCTTCCTACGTGCTCACCTTGGTTGGGCAGCTTGGCTTCGTTGTCCAAGCCGCCGCTGGTGCCGGTGTCGCTCTTGGCGGCATGTTCGCAGCGGTGGGCCTGGCGGCGATTCCACTCGTTCTGGCATTCAAGGCTCAGACCGAAGAGATGGAGAATTTCAAAGAGTCAGTCGAAGGGCAAAAGGAACTCTGGATGGAAGTCGGGGGAGCGGTGCAAGCCACCTTCCTCCCGGCACTCGACCAAGCCATCGTCAACATGGGCGATCTGCGGGATGAATTCACCGTTTTCGGTCAAGAGGTCGGAACCATCTTCGGGGAGTTCGTTCTCGGGCTTTCTGAATTCCTGACCTCTACTGAGTCAACGGGAAGATGGGTCGAAATATTTGAGGGAGCTTCGGTTGTCTTTGAGTTTCTGCTTGACGCCGTTCAGAGCTTGGTCAGAGCCTTGCTTCCCTTCCTGCAAGCGGCGATGCCGATTGCGGTGCAATTCGCTGATGCTATCCGTAGAGCAGCGGCGAATTTCGCGTTCTTCATCGAGACCAGCCAGGAATCCGGTGCACTCGGTACGACCTTTCAAGATTGGTGGGACAAGGCCACGCAGATTGGTCGTTCGATCTGGAACATCGTTGAGGCTTTGTGGGAGGTCTTCAGTGTCGCCGCCGATGTTGTGGCTCCCCAATTCGACACTCTGGAATCGAAGACCCAAGGATGGGTTGACTTCCTGCGCTCTGCCGAGGGGCAATCAACACTCAAGCAAATATTTGAGGACGCATTGCCGGTGGCTCAAGAGGTCAATGCCTTGTTGGGCGATCTTGTCGATATTTTCAGAGAGGCCTTTGTCGAAGAGCAGGGCACCGGCGACATGGTCGAGTTCATTCGGAGCATCCGCACCGATTGGCTCCCGGCTCTTGAGAGTTTGCTGACCACTTTCAGTAGCGGGCTTGGTGACGGTCTCCGAGAACTGGCCGAGGCCTTCGGGACGTTGATTCAGGAGGCGGCTGAGTCAGGAGCACTTGGGACGTTCACTGACGTATTGATCGTGTTGATCGAGGCGCTCACCGATTTCATTCAGCTTCCCGGCATGGGGCAGATCATTGGGGCGCTGGCGGCAGCGGTGGGGATACTTGGATTGCTCGGCAATGTCATCGGCCCGCTGATCGGGTTGATTACAACTCTTGGCGGGGTCATTCAGTTGTTCATGGTCTCGACTGCTCCGGCGTGGGCCGGTCTTGCTCTTGCTGCGGGAATCATCGCGGCAGTGGTCGCGGCGGTAGCTATAGCGATTTTGATTTGGAAAAATTGGGACAAGATCACTGCATGGCTGGCGCAGGCTTGGGAAGCGATTCAAAACTTCTTCTCTGATATTTGGGATGCCGTTACCGGGTTCTTTGCAGGCATCCCCGAGTGGATTGAGGGAGTGTGGACTTCCATTCTGGAATTCATTGCGAGCATTCCCGAAGCTCTGCTTGCGGCGGCGACTGCTCTCTGGCAGTGGATCGTTGATGCCGTCCCGATAGTCCTCGGGAAGATGGCGTACTTCGCCGGAAGCGTTATCGGGTTCCTGCTCTCACTCCCGGTCAGAATTCTTCAATTGATGATAAAAGCGAGCCAGGCCTTGTGGACGTGGGTGCGAGATGCGGTGCCCGAGGCGCTCAAGTGGCTCGGCAACATGTGGCTCACGATCTACACATGGATCGGGCAGACCATCGCCCGTCTGATTACTGAGGGCGTGAAAATGCTCAGGGCTTTAGTTCAGTGGATCGTGGACGCGGTCAAGGAAGCGCCGGGAAAACTTGCTGACTTCGCTCAGTCGGTTTGGGATTGGGCCAAGACCTTCATTGAGGAACTCCCGAGCAAGTTCATTGGGTGGATCAGTGGGTGGGCTGCGTTCGGAACAGAACTCGTTGGCAACATTGTCGATGGTCTGAATAGCGCTATCAGGTCGGTTTGGTCATGGGGAAAGAACTTGTTGCAAGCCATCGTGGACGGGATTCTCGCTCATGCTGGCCCGCTGGCCGGGGTGCTCGGTGGTCTTTTCAGAAGTTTGGGATTCTCAACCGGCAACACCGGCTCGGGCGGGCCTACAACACCACGACCGCCAGGCGGTGGCACATTCTCGGCAACTGCGCTCTCAACCATGAGTTCTCCCTTCGCGGCTACAGCCTCAGCCTTCGTTCCGTCGCCGATCAACACACAAGCCTTTGCCAACGTCCCGACATCGCAAGGCGGGGCGATCAATCTCTTGGTCAAGATCGGCGATCAGGACATCACACGATTGGTGGATGCTCGGGTCTCGGACAACGACCAAGCTCTGGCTAACGCTCTCAATGTCAGGAGGCGGTAATGCCACCCCCTGTAATCGCCAACACGCTCGCCCGTCATTGGGATGCCAGTGTCTTGTCGCTGGCAGATGGGGCCAGCATCACATCATGGGCTGATCTGATGGGCGGTGGCCCGGCAACTGCCGCAACCAGCGGTGGCCCTACCTTTGAGGTTGGCGATTCACCGTTGGGCGTTATGCCGGGAGTTCGTTTCGCTGGCACACAATCACTGACCGCTTCCACCGGGCCGACGTTGACCACCTTCACCGTATTTATGGTGTTGCGTAATCCACCCAACGATGCAAGTCGTCACTCGATGGTGCCTCAGTCCAATGGTCACATCATTTTCAACGAGTGGGAGGGAACGGTAGGTAGGTGGATTTTCGGACTCAGTCAGTTCTCATTTCTTGAGTTCACCGATGCCACCTTGCTCGGTGCCTTCTGTCTCTGGACGGGGGTATACGCCGGGCCAAACACCAAGCTCAGGGCCAATCAGGTGCAGCGGGCGACGGGCAACACCGGCCCCGGCCCCGGTTCAAACGTGGTTGGGTTTGGCAACAACACCGGGGGAAACCCCGCTGATTTCACTGCCAATGAAGTTCTCATTTACGCCGGTGAGGTCTCGGCCTCTGACATTGACATCATCGAGGACTACCTCTACGCCAAGTGGTTTCTACCGCCCGTTCCCGATGCCCCATCCGATTTGGTTGCCACGGCCACCGGCCCAACTTCCATCGATCTTGAGTGGGCTGATAACTCTGATGACGAGGACGGATTCAGAATCGAACAGGACGTGTCGGGGTCATGGGTCGAAGTGGACACGGTCGCTCCCGACGAGACCACCTTTACTGTGCCGGGGCTTGAGGTCGCTGTTTCTCACACCTTCCGAATAGTCGCTTTCAACGAGAATGGAGATTCCGACCCGTCCAATGAGGCGAGCGCTACTACCTCAGACCCGGTGCTACCGCCCGTTATTGCCAGCACCCTCATCCGAGATTGGGACGCTTCGCAATTGACCGGATATGCGGATGGGGCGAATGTCACGTCCTGGCCGTCATTGCTCGATGCCAGTCACACTCTTGAGGAACCGTCCAACGCTCCCGTTTTTGAAACTGTCTCACTCAACGACTTGCCGGGAGTCCGGTTTGATGGGAACTCGCGGCTAGGTCTTCTCGGGGCGTCGGCGGTTGGGCCGTCCACCTACTTTCTTGTGACCAAGAATCCACCGGCCTCGGGCTTAGTGCACAGCATCATCTCGTCACCAAGCTATCTGTGGCTTGGGAAGCAGGCTGTAGTAGCCGGGGATTGGTTCGTCGGTGTTTCCGATGCTGATGCAATGGAGTTCATCGATGCTTCCCTGGAAGATGAGTATTCCCTCTGGACGTTTCATCACAATGATCCTGGCGATGGTGAATCTCAAGTCGGTATAAACGGGCTGACAAGAGAGACCGGGGAGTACGCCGGATTTACACCGAGTGGCAACTTCTACATAGGGCCGTACGAGTCAGAGGACAAATACAGCCAATTCACCATGTACGAATTGCTGGCTTACGACGGGATGGTGTCGCCCGCGGACACTGACACCATCGAGGCCTATCTCATGGAGAAGTGGGGCATCACCCCGGCAGCACCACCGCCAGATGCTCCAACCTTTTTGTCTGTGACCGCCATTGATCTGACCACTATTGACTTGGCTTGGGTTGACAATTCCGACGATGAGACCGGATTCAGAATCGAAGTTTGGGTAGAGGACTGAGCATGAGTTGGGTAACGGTCGAAACCATTGGATCGAACTACACCTTCTACCAAGTCGAGAATCTTGAACCGGCTACCGAATACACGTTTCGTGTAATCGCTTTCAACGACAATGGCGACTCTGCGCCGACAAACGAAGTAACCGCCACCACTGAGACCCCGACTACCGGCATTCTCAGCGTTGACGCCAACTGCTACTTCGGGGGGTACGTCATTCGGGTGTCGGTGCTGGCGGGCAGCAACCCGGTCACGGTGTATCGGAGCGACGTGGTAACGAGCAGCTACGAGCCGGTGCGCGGGCTGACCAATATCGCCGAGAGTACCGAGCGCCAAGTCGTGGATTACGAGGCTCCGCTCGACCACCCTCTCGTTTACTCGATGGTGGATGATGTCACCGGCGAGACCATTGATGTCCTACCAACCCTCCCGCCCTTCCGAACTCAGTGTGGGTCGGACGCCACCTACGTTCGGTGGCTTCTCAATCCCGGCAACCTCACCAGCACTTTTTGCATCGCAGGCCCGTTGCAAGAGCGGTCGTTCGATCCGAGGGTCGGTGTCTTCACCGTCATTGGCCGTTCCGATCCGGTCGTGGTCATGGATGAGCAGTCCTCGGCTCGGGGCACGCTCCGGCTGATTGGTCGGACGACGGAAGAGGTCGAGGGCTTGCAGCGCATCTTCACCAAGAAAGCGCAGCCCACTCTTCTCAGCTTGCCCACCGATTACATGATCGGGAAAGAGGGCCAGTTGTATTTCCAACCACTGGAAGTACGAGAGGGATGGCTCAATCCTGATGGTCGGATTCCCTGGCACTACTTCTCCATTGACTATGTCGAGATTGCGCCACCGGCCTTTACGCAGCCGTTGGAGCGTCCTGGCATTCCCTTTGGGTTGGCCGAGGGCGGCGAGTCCGGCGACACCACCTACCCCGAAGGCGGCTGGATTATTTGGGAGACCGACCCACCCGATGGTGCCTTCCACGGCAATCCCGACGACCGTTGGACTTCGTTCAATCAGCTTCGCATCTCGGGCAAGACCTTCGGTGAGGCGTTGTTTGACACGCCATGAGGTACGTCGAGCAGTACGTGAATCCCGACGAGATTCCCCGCATCAACGAATCGGTGCGTGGCACCCACAAGTCCGTTATCAAAGTGTGGGGCACGCAGTACGACCCGGCTCAGTGGAAGCTCCATCCGATGGTCGATCCGACCGGATGGACGGAGACCAAGTTCAAGGTCATCAGTGGGGAAGTCACCGAGACCTTGGGCGAGGCCATCACCCGAGAGCTTTCTCTGTCGGTCGCTTCTGATTATTGGGACGATCCTTTCGACATCTTGGTTGAGGCCACTCCCTACAAATCTCTGATCGCTGTCGCCCGAGGAATCGAGACTGTGAATGGCGAGCAGATGCTTGTCCCGCTCGGGGTCTACCGGCTGCACTCGGTTTCAACTTCCGGTAATGCCGAGACTGGCTACGAGTTGGGGGTCACCGGGTACTCGATGGAGGCGGATATTCGGGAGGCTCGCTTTTTGAAAACTCCCATCGCTGGTGTGGCCCCCGGCGAGATTGGCGAGAACGTAATGCTCGGCATACTTCAGTACCTAGTCGAAGAGGCGTTCCCCAAATCCATCTCTGGCAACCTCGTTCCCTTCCGTGCCAACACCGGAGGCCAAGACCTCGACTACGTCTTCCCGCCGGGCAGTGTGCTCACCGATGACCGGGAGCGCCTCGATCTGATTTTGGAATATCAGGAGGCGAACGAAGTGTGGGGCCGCTTCGACCGGGACAATTCGTACGTCATTGACGACATGCCGAGTCCGGCTGATGCTCCCATCGATTTTGTAATCAACGGTGACGAGGCCGGGGTGCTCATGCGATACGACATGGAGTTCACCCGAGAAGAGGTCTTTAACGCAGTGCTCGCCTTCGGGGAGTACGCCATCGGGAATTTGAAATTGCAGGCTTCGCATCTGGCGAAGGACATGGACGTGCTCTCACCGACCTATTGGGAGGGGCCGTTCGGCCAGGTGCCGATGTTCCATCGGGTGGAATTCCTGCCCAACAACACGGCGGGAGCCAACAACACCGTCATTCGGGTGGCGAACAACCTTTTGCGGAGGCGGAAGGATTATCACTCGGCGGTCAATTTTGAAACTGTTCCAAATCCGCTCATCGAGGCGGGTGACGTGGTCGAGCTTCGCTATCCGGTCAATCCGACTCTGACATCAGGAGCCAGCGCCGGACAGGAGTTCCTTTCTGAATTTCACTTGATTCGCTCTATCACCATTGGACTCGGGGCTGACACCAGCTTCTCGGCTGAGACCGTGGCGAACGGTGAGACTTCCACGGTTTTGAAAAGACTGAGGGTGCCGGAGTGATAACCCCGAAGGGCCGTCAAAAGCTCATTCGGGAGATTCAGACCCGAGATGCTCTGCGCTTCGGGGAAGACAAGCCGGTTCGGATGCAAGTCGGAACTGTGGTCTCGGTCGGGCCAACCGGGGCCAATATCCAGCTTCAAGACCGAGAGATACGACAAGTCATCGTGCATGGGATTGTGAATCCCACCGAGAACGTCGTTGTCTTTTGGGCGGGACACACAGCCATTGCTATCGGGGAGCCGCCCGAGGGCGGCGGCGGTGACGGAGAATTTCTGCCTCTTGTTGGCGGCACGTTGACCGGCCCGCTCTATCTTCCTGCTCCCAATCCCACCAACCCGTCTGAGGCGGCGCACAAGGGCTACGTGGATAGCCGGGTCTCTTTGGTGGTCTCTTCCCATCATGTGGTGCAATCAACCGCTCCGACCGCACCACCGGATGGTGCTCTCTGGACGAACCCCACCACCGAAGTAACCCAAATTTGGGACGCAGATAATGCAGAGTGGATCGAAGTGGGGGGTAGCGATGGTGCCTTCCTCCCCCTTGCCGGTGGCACCATGCTCGGCGACCTCATTCTCAATGAGTCACCTACCGCTGGCTCGCCACCATTGCAGGCGGCAACGTGGCAGAACATCGGAGACCTCTACACCTACATCGATTCCGAGGTTGGAGATGTCGCCGATGACCTAGCGCTCTATCTCCCGCTGACCGGCGGGACTCTGACCGGAGCGCTCAATCTTGCTGGCGATCCGCTGTTCCCCGACGAGGCGGCGAACAAGCATTACGTCGATAGTCAGATCGGTGCAATTGAACTCACCCCCGGCCCCGAGGGGCCGCAAGGCGATCCAGGGCCAATCGGCCCCGAAGGGCCAGTAGGAGCCACCGGCCCCGCAGGAGTGGAAGGCCCACCAGGGCCACAGGGTGAGGAAGGCGAGCAGGGGCCAATAGGTATCACCGGCCCGCCAGGAGACACCGGAGCCACCGGAGCAACCGGAGCGACGGGAGCGACCGGCCCGCAAGGGCCAGTCGGCCCCGAGGGGCCAATCGGAGCTACCGGCCCTGCCGGGCCACAAGGTGAAGAGGGAATTCAAGGGCCAGCGGGAACACCAGGCGCTACCGGGCCGACCGGAGCAACTGGCCCGACCGGAGCTACCGGCGATCCAGGGCCAGCGGGAGCAGATGGAGCTACCGGCGCTACCGGCCCGAAGGGAGATCAAGGCGACCCCGGCACAACCGGAGCCACCGGCGCTACCGGGGCAGAAGGGCCGCAAGGCGATCCCGGCCCGACCGGTGCGACCGGAGCAACCGGCCCACAGGGTGATCCCGGTGCTACCGGCGCGACCGGCTCTACTGGCCCTCAAGGTGATCCAGGGCCAGAAGGCCCAATAGGGCCAACCGGCCCGACCGGGGCAACCGGCCCCGCCGGTACCAGCGTCACCATCGAGGGCACCGACACTTGGCCCAACATCGATGCCATCCCGTCGCCCGACACCGGCGACATGTGGATTCTCTCGGCAACCGACACCACTGCCCCCGACCGTCCCGGCCCGATAACCGGAGGATTGGCCGGTGACGGGGTCATGTGGGACGGGACTCAATGGGTCAACGTCGGGCCGATTCGTGGGCCAGAAGGCCCGCAAGGTGCCACTGGCGCAACCGGAGCTACCGGCCCTCAAGGTGACGTTGGGCCTGCCGGAGCCACCGGAGCCACCGGAGCCACCGGCGCGACCGGAGCGCAAGGCCCACAAGGTGAGATTGGCCCCGAAGGGCCGCAAGGTGAGATTGGCCCCGAGGGGCCACAAGGTGATGTCGGTGCCGAAGGCCCGCAAGGGCCAGTGGGAGCTACCGGCTCAACGGGAGCAACCGGCGCTGATGGGGCGGAAGGCCCGCAAGGTTTGGAGGGGCCAGCGGGTGCCGAAGGCCCACCAGGGCCGGAAGGCCCACAAGGGCCACCGGGAATTGACGCTGCGCCGCATGTTGTCGATGCAACCGAGCCAGTGTCACCAGCCGATGGAATGTTGTGGGTCGATCCCGACACCGGAACCTATCGGGTGTGGGACGAGGACAACTTGCAGTGGGTCGAGGTCTCGGGTTCGGGAAGTGAGGCTCTTCATGCTGTCGGAGACCCAAGCGAGAAACCAGCCGATCCACCCGACACCTTCATTTGGGTTGATACCGATGACGAATCTCTAGGTGGCGATCTTCCATCCGGTGACGCTCAAATATGGGACGCTGACAATGGCGACTGGCTCAATATCGGCGACCGGCATCTCATTCAAAACACCGAGCCGGTCTTACCGCCGGATCGTTTGATTTGGACGAATCCCGATGAGAACCTCGCGCCGGAGGCGGCATTGCTTCCGCTTGGTGTGGTGCTTCCGTATGCCGGTCTGACCGCGCCAGCCGGATTCTTGCTCTGTGACGGAGCGCCCTATTCGCGAACCGGTTACGCCGGTCTGTTTTCACAAATCGGAACCACCTTCGGAGCAGGCGACGGGACAACCACCTTCAACGTGCCGGATATGAGAGGCAGATTCCCCATAGGGCTTGGCACGCTCGACACGGACACCTATGGGATGGGTGCGGTTGGCGGTGAAGCTCGTCACGTCTTGCAGCCGGGGGAAGGGCCAATTCACACTCACACTGTCAACCCGCCGAGCACGACATCTGGCGGTCGCTCGGTAAGCCACACTCACAACATCGACCCGCCAACCACCGCATCGGGAGGCAAGGATGCCAACCACGATCATGTTGTCACGCTGAACACGTCGTCCCGCCCGACCGCTTCCGGTGCTCACGGTCACACCCAGGAGACACGCCTCGCCACCGGATCGGGAGCGACCGGAACCGATCAGACAATGGGTGTCACCAGCGCATCCGACACCGGCCAGCCTCACATTCACAACGTCAACATTCCGGCCTTCGATTCTGGTGGAGATACGCCTAGCCACACTCACAGCATCGACATCGCTCAGTTCAACACCGGTTCCACTCCCGCCGCTACGACGGCTCACGAGAACCGCCCGCCTTACCTCGGGTTGAATTTCATCATCAAGGCAACCTCGGGGTGATGTAGATGGCAGTCACCAGGGTTTGGAGTGAGTCCGAAGGCGATTGGATTCTGATTGCCGGAACGGTCGATGTCGGCGGGGTGCCAGTCGATGCTGAACTCTTCGTGTCTATCGATGGCGACACGATGGAGGGGCCGCTCATTCTTGAGGCTGACCCCATCGCCCCTCTGGAAGCAGCGACCAAGCAGTATGTCGATGCGATGGGCGGTGGCGGGGCCGGAGGGGTGCCAATCGGAACCATCCTTCCTTACGGTGGCTCTGCCGCTCCGACTGGATTCTTTCTCTGTGATGGGTCACTCAAGGATCGGACAACCTATGCCGAGCTTTTCGCCGTCATAGGAACGTCTTACGGAGCGGGTGACGGCACTACCTCTTTCAATATTCCCGATTTGATTCGTCGGTTCCCGTTGGGAGCAGGCACAACTTCTGATGCACCCCGAGCAGGAACCAGCGCTCCCGGTGCGAGTGGCGGAAACATCAACCACACGCACGACGGGCCATCCCACACGCACACCGGCCCGAGCCACACTCACACCGGCCCGAGCCACACGCACGATCTTGGAAACTCGGCATCGAGTGGCGGCGGCGGGGCGACTTCATCAGGCGGTGCTCACTCTCACTCGGTTGGCGACACTGATGCTCGCGGCGGTCACGATCACACTTTCTCTGATACCGGCACGGATTCGTTCTCGACTGGCGGGCCTTCGGCAACAACTCTTCACGAATCTGGCCCCATTTCAGGAGCAAGCTCAGGGCATGGTCACTCCGGTTCGGTGTCAATCAGCATTAGTGGGACGACGAGCGCAGCCGCCAACCACACGCATAATGTCGGTGGAACCAGCGCATCAGCTACTCATACTCACACAATTCCTCACCACACTCACGACTTGGGATCATCGGTGGCAGCGGGAACCGGGGCTACCGGGGCGTCGGGAACCGGGGCGACCGGGGCATCGGGAACCGGGGATACCAGCACAGCTAATCCGCCGTACCAAGTGGTCAATTACATGATTAAATATTGAGAGGCCAGACATGCTATTGAAACGACGAAAGACTGAGACCGAGAACACCATTGACCCCGAGCAATTGCTGACATGGATTTCGGGACTGCTTGCCGGTTGTCCTGATTGCACCGAGGATGCACGGAGTTGGGCCGAAAAGGTTGACCTCACTCACAACGCACCCGAGCCAGAGTCAGAGAGTAAGGTCGCTCCATCTGAGTAGGAGGGAAGCGGGCAATGACCATCAACCTCGACGTGATTCTCAAGATTGCGCTTTTGGTTCTCGTCGTCCTGGGAATCATCTGGCTTGCAGCCACCATCTGGTAACCCGTCGCTCGTCTTCGTGTGACTATGCTCCCACGAAGTTTCTAGACCCTGAACTGATCTGACGGCACGACACAACGTCGAAAGGGAGTTCGGGGTCGAACATGGTGCTATTGCTCAATCAGTCCGTAGATGCGCCGGACATCTTCGGTACCAAGCACAACCTTCTGGACACCGGGAATCGACCGGGCAGTGATGGGCGGTGGGAAGAGGGAGTCGTCTTCGTTCCGCAGGGTTGCTTCGATGTCAATGTCGAAGAGGCCAACTGCCCGCCCGCTGAGAAGTCAGCCGATTTTCAAGATTGCCCCGATGCGGTGTCATTCGTTCCTTTCGTGATCGAGTTCGGAGTGCAATTCATCGGCCACGAGATAACCGAGGCGGTTGAACGGGAACTCGACATCAAGACTTCCGCCGCCATCGAAGAGGCGATATGGGGAGGGACAGCAACTTCCCCGACCAATCCCAAGCTCTCGGATGGCGTTGCTACCGGCGGCACCGCCGCCAACTCACGAGAGGCGATGGCCCGGTTGGAGGCCAAGCTGATCGCAGATGGGATGCAGGGCGGGACAATCCACATGTCGGCCTATGACGCAGTCCTGGCCGAAGGTGCGATGACCGAGAAGGACGGCAAGCTCTACTCATCCGTCACCGGCAACCCCGTCGTGGTTGGGAACTATCCGGCTGGTCAGATGGCAATACACGGTGGCGAAATCGATGTGTATGTGTCAGAGGAATTCACCACTTCCAGCTACGAAGAGTTGCTGTCGAACACCCTGCTCTACAAGGTCGAACGGCTGGCTCTCGCTGTCTGGAACCCCTGTTACGTATTCACGCAATCGGTGACATGAGGTTTTTTGAGGATGATGGTGGGCGGCAACAAGCACCGCCATTCAATTCCCCACGGTCGTTCTCGGCCTCAGCCAAGAAGATCGACCTCACCAAACGTAACGAAGAGACCCACAAGCCCGAGGCCTGGCAGACGGCGGCGTGGTCGTTCTACGACTCCATCGGCGAGCTTCACTTTGCGTTCAATCTGATCGGGCAAATTCTTTCTCAGATCAGGCTCTACGCCGCCATCGTGGATGACCCTGAATCTGCGCCGGTGCGATCCAGTCTCTTTTTGGAAGAGTTTGCAAGAGAGCACGAGGTCTGGCCGGACAACACCGCCGAGTTGGTCTCGGCGGCAGACAAGGTGCTCTACGACCTATTGGTGAACTCGCCGGGAATGGGTTCGGGACTGCTTCGTGAACTCGGGATCAATCTCTCGGTCTCCGGCGAGTGTTACTTGGTTCGCGAAAAGCAATGGACGATTGCCTCGACCGACGAGTTGAAATCCAACGGGGCGGGTCAGGGCTACACCATTCAACGTAGCCGGAAGACCTCGACGGTCACGGCGAGCAAGGATGACAAGCTCCCCGACAACACCTTCGTCGCCCGTATCTGGCGCTCCCATCCTCGCTTCTCATCCGACGCTGACTCGTCCATGATCGGTGTGCTTGACTCGTGCGAGCAACTGACCTTGCTCACGCAGGCCATCCGAATGATGACTCGGTCTCGGATGAACGCCGGAGTCATCTTCGTGCCGGACGGCCTCTCCGCTGGCATCGATGACGACAACCCGCAGAGCATCGAAGACGCTCTGATTCAGGCGGCGGTCTCCCCGTTGGAGGAAGAGTCAGCGGCGACTTCGGTGGTGCCATTGATCCTCACCGGCCCGGCTGCGCTCGGTAAGGAATTGAAAAAGATCGACTTGGGCCGTCCCGTAGACGAGCAAATGGTTCAGCTTGCCGAGGCAACTCTTGACCGGGTTTTGCAGGGGATTGACATTCCAAAGAACGTGGTGCAGGGCTTGAGCGATGTCAAGTTCTCCAACGCCATCATCATTGACGACAATCTCTACAAGGCCCACATCGAGCCGCTGGCCTTGATGATCGTGGATGCTCTCACCACGGTCTACTTCCGACCGGCGCTGAAAAAGCTCCATCCCCAAGAGGATGAGACCCTTATCAATCGATTGGTGATTTGGTTCGATCCATCTGACATTGTCACCCGACCCGACAAGAGCACCGCGGCCAATGAGGGCTTTGACCGGAACATCATCTCGTACCAGGCGTGGCGGTCGGCTCGGGGCTTCACCGATTACGACAAACCGACCGATGACGAGCTTCTCACTCGCATGGCTTTGGAGCGGACACAGATTCCTCCCGACATTGCCGCTGCTCTCATCGAGAGGCTCAATCCCGAATACTTCGCTTCTCTTCGGCAAGCCGGGCAGGAAGAGGCCGGTATCCCCGACGACATCTCGTCACTGCTTGAGGGCGGTGGCGGGGAGGGAAGCGGGATGGACGAACTCGGGGCGATGTTCAGATCAGAGACCAACCCAGCCGGTGGCCGCACACCACCGGACGAAGCCATGCAGGGCGGTGAGGTTCAGCCGGGAGGCAATCTGCCGCCGAGGGAGCAGCCATGACAAACGAACGAGTGCTCGACCTCTATGCCGAGTGGGAGGAAGCCCTTTCCTATCCCGAGCCAAATTTGGAAATCGTTGCTGGTTTGGAGGCCCAAGCTCTGAACGAGGGGATTGATCTTCGGGAGGTCAATTACGTGCTGGTGCATGGGCTGACCGCCGCCGTTTGGAATCCCGACCTTCATCCCCGAGGCCGGGACGGACGGTTCATCGAAGTGATGGGTCTCATTCAGCTTTTTGATTTTGGTGATGGGCCGGACGGCACCAGGGGCAAGGTCAAAGAGATTCGGCCCGGCAGAACCAAAGGCAATCCCGACATCGACGTTGAGCTTTCTGATGGGCGCACGGTCACGGTGAAGCCGAATCAAGTAGCGACTGCTCCCGAGGTCAAGGCCGATCTGGATTTTGGACGGCGAGACAGCGGTGACTTCATCCGGTCGGTGCCGGAGATTCCAAGCTCTCGGGAGATGCAGGAGTTTGAGGGTCGGACTGATCCGACCGCCGAGCGGCTGCGTCGGATGGAGGCGTATCGAAATCGAGTTCATCAGACTCCCGAGCCTTCCTATCTGCTTGAGACCGAAGGGTTGGAAGAGGCATTTTCGACTGGCGTTCCCAAGTCGGTTGCTGAGGGATTTCAGCGGTATCGACTCGATGCCGAGAGCCGGGGCGAGCAGGTACTTGACCTCGATGATTGGGTACGGGCGGGACAGCCGGGGCCGGAAGCACCGGAAGTGGTGCCCGAGGGCAGGCCTTTTGAAAATCTATCCGACTCTGATCTTCAGACTCGCTACGCCGAGTCGGTTGACCAACTGATCGGCGACCTTCCTGAAGGCGAGATGCTCGATGTGGAATTGGAAAACACGCTGCTCCGTGAAGAGCTAGATCGTCGTTCGATACCACGGCGGAAAGAGGATCGACCTTTCCGCAATCTCAGTGATGACGAGCTTCGTGACACTTACCAACGCACGGTCGATGCCGCCATTGGCGACGTTGATGAGCAATTGGTCGAATCGCTTGGTTTGGATGCCGAGTATCTCCAAGAGGAATTCACGGCTCGTGGATTGGATCGGCCTCGGACACCGGCTTCGCCCGCCGAGCCTCGGGCCTACAACGAGAGTCGTGAGGTTGGGAACCTCATGGTGGGTGACGAAATCATTTTGCCTGGTGACATTCCCGGTGTGATTGAGGATTTTGAATTTGCTGAGAATGATCCTGGCCGAGTCACGATTCGTACCGACAACGGCAGCTACCAGGGCAAGACCACCGACATTCTCCCGAGCTTTCGAGAGGGCACCGATGAGGGGCTGACTCCCGCTATTGCCGGGGCCAATACCAATCAGATCGGCGAAGAGATTTCGGTCGAAGCTGGTGAGGTCGGGTCGAGAGAGAATCCACTCCAAACCTCGGACGTGATGGAGGCGGTTACTGCTTTGCACGAGGGGAAGTACGTCGAGCTACAGAGCGTCGATCAAGTCTCGACCTTGCTTGATGAGCTTGCCCGAATCGCTAACGAGGCCAAGGCTGCGGGCGAAGATGCTCCCAACTACGACCTCTGCTTGGTCTCGGTTCCCGACACCAACCTCTTCTGCGCTGAGTCGAAGGGCATCCCGAGAATCCAGATGCCACAGCTTTCCGGTATCCCGGTCGAGGGGTCTCCCGCCGATGCGCTCCCCAAGAACAAGGATGGCGAAGTTGACATCGGGCCTGCCTTTGCTCAATACCTTCGGGACAAGGGCATCTCGGTCACTGAGAAGAGGCGACCGGCTTCGCATCTCAAGGCCTCTCAGAACGAGCTAGTCGGGGCCAAGGTCGCCGGGATGATGAAGTGGCTGGAAGGCGATACCGAGACTGCCCGCAACGTCATCCGTGAGTCATCGATTTTCACGACCTCAGATGATTACGTGGTGGACGGCCACCATCGGTGGGCAGCGGTGGTCGGTCTGGATGCAGCGGAAGGCGGGCTGGAAGACCTCGATATGCCAGTGCAGGAAATCGACCTCCCCATCCTCGACGTTTTGAAAGAGGCCAATGACTTCGCTACTTCTTACGGCGTGCCGCCGAAGGGTGCCGGAGCAGGAGCGAGTGTGGGAGGCGCGCCCGGTGGTGCTGGATAAGCCCGAACTTCGGGGTCTGGAACTCAGTGAGGACAATGTCGAGTCGCTTCTCGACATGTTCAACGACGGAACGACTCGCTGGTATGCGACTCGTCGTGCTCGGGGGTTCGCCACCGCTGGTCTGCTCGCTGGCTCGTATTGGAATCCCGACCTTCATCCTCGTGGGCCGGACGGGAAGTTCATCGAGACCGGCGGCTTCATTCGCTGGCTACTCGATGGCATCTGGCAGCGGGGTCGGGTAGAGAACATTCTCCCGAGCGGGAAACTCATCGTTGCGCCCGATGATGAGAAGCTCGGAGCGAATGTCGTCATCCCGACCAACCAGGCTTACGGACTCCCCACTCCGAAGGGCACCATTCATTCCACGCCCGACCCACAGTCCGACATGGAAATGGACAACTGGATCAAGAGCGGAGCACAGGGAGGCTCCAATCCTGGCGGGTTTTATACCACAACTGAAACGGAGAAACTGGCCGTCGATCCCACGAGTGACTACGTCACTCAAGTTGCCGAGTCGCTCGGCGATGACCTCAGCTTCATCGACTACCCGAACCAATCACTTGCTTTCAAAAGTGCGATGGGCACCCCTCAGTATTTCGTGGCGACGTACACCGACAAGGCTGGGAACCAAGAGGTCATCTACGGCAACGGTGGCTCCGGTTATCAGCAAGGGGTCAACCCGGCGTGGGACGAAGCCAGGAATGCCGCTGATTTGAAAGTGTGGGTCACGACTGATCCCGCCGTCCAAGAGGCGGCTCGATTGGCCCTGGAACACGAGGACATCGCACCCGGCACGCAGTTTTACATCAAACGCACCAAGAGCCTCGATCACGGTGCCAATGAGATGCTGGCGAACGAGCTTTACAAGGTGGCCGGGGTTCCGGTGCCAGACCTTTACTTCGGCCAGCATCAGACGGTGGCTTCCAAGATTTTGAAAAGCGCCACTCCCGAGGGCACGGTCGTTCCACTGAGCAAGGCGCTCGATGATCCCGATGTGATTCGCCAGATTCGCGAAAACATGGTGGTCGATGCCTGGCTCGCCAATTGGGACGTAGCCGGTATGACCCACGACAACATCATGGTCGTGGACGGGGTGCCGTATCGGATCGACACCGGTGGCTCACTTCAGTACCGGGCGCAAGGCGCTCCGAAGGGGAGCCAGTTTGGGCGCGTAGTTGGTGAGGTCGATAGCTACCTCAATTCAAGTATCAACCCTTCCTCGTCCCAAGTCTTCGCCGGGATCACTCTGAACGAGCAGAAGATGGGAGCGCAGCGAGTCGCTGCGATTCGTCCCTCACAGATCAAGAACATGGTCTCCGGTGCTGGCCTCGACCCCGACGTAGCGGACATCTTGATTGCTCGTCGGGACTACCTCTTGGAAAAGTACGGAGTGGCTGACCCGTTTGCCTCGTACACGCCGCCGAAGTTGATAACGGTGGGCAAGGGCAACGTGTCTTCTCAGATGTTTTGGAATCCGATTTCAAATCAGTGGGAACCCGGCACGATCAATTTCACTCCATCGAATTTGATAAACAAGATGGAAGCCGAACTAGCAACGCTATGGCAGAATTCCGATCCTGAACTCGGCCCGGTTCTTGGTGACACCGTTGTTGCTTATCCCGGTGGCGGGCGCATTGGGCTGTTCCGTGTGACCGGCGTGGACATGACCGGGAATTTGCAAATGGTCTCGGCGGTCGATCCCGACAACCACACCGTCTACATGGACACAACCGTTCCCGGTTCCCACTACTCCCCTCGTGTGGTTGAGCCAACGGAGTCTTTCAATCAACTGCATACGCAGTACGAGGTCGCTCAGACGAACAATCAGCTTGTCGGGCACTCACTGTGGAATCTGTTCAATCTGACCATTTCCAACGAGGGGTCAGACAAGCCACCGCTGGCACTGCAACCCCAAGCGCTGGTGAGCAAGGACATTTTCGCGGATGCCAAGGCGGGTGACTTCCTCTTTCACCGCTACCCCGACCCTGAGAAGCCGGGCACACAGCATGACGTGGTCTATCGGATCGACGGTATCTCGGAAAGCTCGATTGCGATGACCTCGATGCTCGATGGCAAAGAGCGCTTCATCTCTAGGCCAGAGTGGGAAAACGAAGACGTTGAAATCAAGGCTCAGTGGCACATTCCCGATCCCTTCACCCAGGATCAGACCCTCGGGATGATGCTTCGGGATGACCTCATCACCGCCGATGACACCGCAACCAGCACCGAGTTTTCTGGCGGTGAGCCGGAAGACACTGACTTGGCGGAAGAGCTTGACCAGCCCACGGCCTGGAATACGACTCCCTACACCCCGGCTGACTTGGCGGCTCTCGGGGTGTCACCGACTTACACCGATCCCACAACCGGAGTCAATGCCCACGTTCAAATTGGCGAGTCGGTGGGTCTGGACTCGATCTACGAAGACTTCGTCGCGTCCTTGCAAGGCCTTCCTCCGATAGAAGATGCCGGGACACATCACAACGAGACTTCGCTCAACGAGTGGGTGGGGCAGAGCGTCATCCTTTCAAATCCCGTCAATCCAGAGCACAGTTCGACCGGTCTCTTTTACGTGAAGTCAGCCGCCTTCGATGTGAAAAAGAGCTACTACGGCGACAAGACCATCATCGGGAATCTCTATCTGATAAGCCCGACCGGGGAGAACAAGACCCTGGCGATCAGCACGCAGGCCAGTCAAACCAGCTTCAGATTGCAGACGGCTACAACTCTCGATGCTTCGATCCCGCAAACCATTCCCACATTCAAAAAGAATGGCGACATCATCTACGAAGGTGTCCTTGTCGGACACCATGCCTCGGGCTACAACAATTATGCGGCGACCATCCTCCCCGAGTTCACCATCAACGGGGCAAAAACCACGATCACTAGTTCCCGCCAGCGTGAGCTACGGAAGAACATCGGCAAGAACATCATTCCGCAGCTTCAGCCCACCGTGGTTGAGAAGTCGGAGGCGGTCAAGAAGTCGAAGGACACGATTCTCTCCAAGGCGAGTTTCAAAACCCGCAAGGACTTCACACCGGGATCATGGGTTGCCGCACCCGATGGTTTCACCGGCAAGGTGTGGGAGGGCACAGATGATGCTCTCGCTCAATTCCCACAGGCAGTCAGGATTTACGGCGCTGACGGCAAGTCCCGAATTATCAACGCCAATCTTCTCGTTTCGATAGACGAGCCGAGCACTCCGGTTCCGGTTCCGGTCGAAGATGTCGCCATTACCGATGCTCCCTTCTGGCCCTTGAAACTCAAAGACGGGAACGATCCCCGCATTGGTCAGTACGTCCGAGCCTTCGGGCCGGGTGACAAGATCACTGAGGGAACAATCAATTGGGTTGGCCCGCCCGATGGCAAGCAGGCCAAGGTCGCTCCCCTGCTTGCTATCACAACCGATGAGGGCAAGGTCATTCGGAAGACCTTGAGCAAGACCATCTTGCTCAAAGATGTCGATGGTGCTCCGGTTCCCTCGGCGACTACCGAAGAGGGACTACCCGAAAGCGCCAAGGCTTCGGTCGAGATGGCGATTGATTTCACGGAGACACAAATCTCCGATGCTGCCATCAAGTATGTCTCCCCTGACGGCAAGACCCTGGCACAGCCGCAATGGGAGCGGGACAACTGGCTTTCCGGCTCGCCGTATCGCACGCTGACCAAGGACGGGTTCGCTCCCAAGGTTGGAATGCGAGTGCGAACTACCGATGACCAGGCCGCAGTCATCGTCATGGAAGACGACGTTTTCAAAAAGCCGAACTACGTGCGGGTCTACAACTTCGCCAAGAGCGACTACGAGTACCGGGTTGTTTCCCGATTGTGGGTCGATCATTACGCCGAGTTGAACGGGCCTGACCCGATTGAGTACGTCAGCAAGGTCACGTCAGCCGAGAACATCGTCCAGCTTCCCAATGGCACGGTGATTTACAAAGCGGTGGGTGAGGGCAAGCTCTCGACCGATGCCGGGGTTCGCAAGACGGACATGTTCTTCTACATCAACAACGATGGCCGGGTGGTGAGCTTGCCTGATAGCCATGTCAAGAGTGGCTGGCATGGGGAGCAAGGCGAGTTCCTCGGGAACATGGTCGCCAACGGCAAGGTGTCCAAAGTGGCGGTCATCGATGACACGTCACCGAACGCCGCAGCCTTCACGCCGGGTCTCTCGTCAGAGAAGCCCGCCGCCCTGGTTGCCTACGACCCCGCCGAGTTTTCCCACGAGGAAGCTCTGAGCGGTCATTGGACTTCTCTGTTCGGGTTCACCGTCGAAGGCATGGAACATGCTGTTCCGATCCCCGATAGCTCGCTGACTAACTTGCCCAAGCCCGCCGATGCAGTCGATGTCTCCGGTGATGAAACTGCTCCCGACCCACCACCCATTACCGGTGTCCTTGGGGCGATCCATGAAACGCCCGACAAACTGCCGGTGCGGTCAATCACTGATGCCGGTTTGGAAATTTTCGCCCAACGTGACGAGACCGACGCTGGTACCGGTCTTGAGTTTGCTTTCGGGGATGCCGAATACATCGAAGACATGCAAGTGCGTGCTCAGATGGCGAGAGATTCAGAGACCAATAATCGGTTTGTCGAATTCCATTTCAGAATGCCGGAGGACAGGGCCGAGGTCACGTCTGACATCTTGCTCACTGCTTCCAAGGACGTGACCTACGGGAAGTGGGTCGATCTTGATAACTCTCTTGCCAGTGATTTGAAAAAGGGCGATGTCATCTCCGTTCGCAAGTCGGTGATGTCCGACCAACTCAAGCCAAGCAATGGCAATGTGCCCAATGTTCGGCTGGTTGCTGATCCGGTTCACATCGGGGAAGACGGCAAGGGCATTCCGATCTACCGACTCACCCTGGCCGCATCCGATGGAACGACCGGGGCAATGGACGTGCAGGAACGATCCATGCCGTCGATCAGGCGCTACGAGTGGGACGCCCACGCCATTGCTACTTCGACCCCGACCTCGACGGTCAAGCTCACCGACAAGGCAGTGGCGGCGGGGTGGCACGACAACGGCATCATTGGATTCGACAAAGACCCGTCGCTCGGGGCTATCTCGATGGACGAGACCGGCGCAAAAATCTTCTCGGGGAAGAGCATCAAAGGCGGTGCTGGCTCGGGAGCATCGAGCACGGCTGAGATGGGCAGGCGTATCGAGCGCAAGTTTGCCGATGGAAGCTACGTCCGTATGAATGCTGTTCCCTCGTCAGTCAGCGGAACATCAGCGGGCAAGGGGTCTTCATACGGGGAGATACGTCGCTGGAACGAGTCGGGCATGGTCACGATTCGGGTGCCCGAAGCTGTGGCCGAGAACCCCGATGAGTTCCAGGCCGCGGTGAGTCGGGCGATGGAGGCAGTCGGGATTCCGCCCGAAGCGCAAGGCCCGGCCACCGATGAGCAGATCGCTCGCTTCGCCCTTGGCAAGCTCTACAAGACCCACTCCCCGCAATTCGCCCACCGGGAGGGTGGCGTTCAAGAGTTGTCGCCCAACGATGTCGGCATGGTGAAGGTCTTCGACCGATTGAACAAAGACCTAGAAGCCACGCTCGGGCGAAAGGTCACAATTGACGATTTGGAAATCCATCTCTTGGAAGATGGCCGCTTCGTGCCGATGCTGAGTAAGGAAGTGGCGAAGGCCATCACAGCCAAGCAAGGGAACCTTTGGTACCGCCACCGGCTGTACGGCGGCGGTGACGCCACCACTGTCGCTGAGATTCTCTCTAGCCCGAATCGGGGTCTCATGGGCGCAGCCGAGCGTTTCTCGGTGGGAATTTACGCTGGCGGGCAATCCAAGGAAAGCGACATGTCCTCGGGAGCCGGGAGTCGGGTGTACCTCAGCGGCAAGACCTACTCGGCAAAAACCGATGATGAGGGCGTGTTCATGTTCGCCGGAGACCTCATCAATCAGTCGCTCGATATATACACCTCAGCTACCACGGGTGATTCATGGGGTTATCGGCCCGTTAACAACTCATTTTTGACTCAAGGCGGCATGTTTGAATACATGCAGAAGCAGAAACTAGACCCTCGACAAGTTGCCTACATATTCGTAAGCGCAAGTCAGCGACAGGACATTCTCGCCAAACTGAAGGCCAAGGGCATCACTGAGATTGGTGGCCGGTCGGTCGAGGAAATCATTCGTAGCTCAGACATTCCCTTCAACATGAACGACGATGCGTTTCAAAATATCGGCATGACCGAGGCAGGAAACATCGTGAAGGTCACGGACTTGTTGCCGCCGGAAGTGAAGGCGCAGCTTCCCACCATCGCCGTCAGTGGTGAGGCCGGAGCAGCGGTATGAAGAAGTTCTTCCCCCATCATCCGGCCACGTTGGAGGCACACGGAAGCGTCGATGGAACGATCAGTTTGGAACTTCTCAAGGAATTCTCGTGGAAAGAGGAAGCAGGCAACGACTATTCCTATGCCGGAGAACGTGACCTTGGTGATGCGTACAAAGAGGTCTACCTCACAAGCATTGATGACTCGATCTATGGCTATTTCAAGGGTGAAACCAATAATGGATTCAAAATCATTGTCCGTCCTTACAGCCAATACGATCCGGTCAGAATGGGGATCAGCGCCTACCCCTGGCCGGTGTCCGTGGCGCAGGATTTCCTAGATGGAGAAAACAGCATGTCCCTGAACGCCCTCGTAGATGACAACGGTGATGTCGCCACTCTGATGCTCGACTCGCCCACGACTAGCTATCTCCGGTACACCGGGCAGTGGTTCATGCTCACCGACATCGAAGCAATCGGTGACTACGACATCGTCAGCGTGGAAGACAACGCTCTCGATCTGTACGACCCGGCTGACCAATCGGGCAAGTCCGTGAAGATCACGTCGATGCCGGTGTCTGAGGTCGATGATTTCAGAGTCCAAGTTCGGTACTCCGGCGAGAGTGAGGCTGACGCTCTCAAGCCTCTGCTCACCGAGACCATCACCGCTTCGCTCACTGTGCCGACCATCGCCTCAGTCCGAGACCTTCCAACCGCAGTCGAGTTCGCCGAGTCCCATCCCGAGTTCCAGTGGTACGTCGAGCGCCGGTCACGAGCGCTCGGCTTGGAGATGGAGTTCCCCTGGCGTGAGTAGTCGTACCTATCCCCGGCCATCGTCCATCGATTCACTGCATCTCAATGAGGCTGCGGTGCTCGATGAGCTTGAGCTTGTCGAGTGGCACGAGACCGATGCGGCGGTGTGGGCCAGGCGTGTTTTGAAAAACGAGCGGGGCCGGACTCTAAAAGCCCTGCTTGGGGATAACCCAACGCTTCCCGAAGGGCTGATCGCGGCAGGCACCGACTCGCTGGTTATCGGGTTGACCAGGGACGGACTCATGTATGAGGACGGCCAGTGGGTCGAGAACGAAGAGATGTGGGGAGCCACCGTCCCGCTCTCGGGCGACGATGTCGCCTTCGTAGCTCGTGCCTTCTCGGAAGGCTGTGACTCGGTGCTTTTCCGTCCGGTCTTCCCCCTGGCCTGGATTACCACTGACCCCGATCCGGTGCTGGCGGCGGCGGCGATTTCAAAACTGCCGTCGAACACCAAGCTCGTCGCCATCGTGGACGAACTCGACAAGAACGCAGTCTTGGAATTGATTGCCCTGGCTCCCGGCCCCACTCTCTACCGGCGACATGACGGCAAGTGGTACGAGGACGAGCAGTGGCTCATCCCGCTCCGCTCTATCGATCCGCCGCCCATCGTCGTGCTCACCGAGGAAGGTCTCCAAGGGAGCGTCATCGAGCAAGTGGATGAAGCGACCAAGGGAGTCGAGTTCATCCCCAAGGAAGTGAAGCAGCGGAAGATTCGCTCTTCGGCGGCTCTCGATGTCATCGAGGATCATCTCGGTAATTTGGAAATGCAGACGCTTCTCGCCGTCATCAAATCGCCGGAAGGTCTCAAGGGAACCGAGCGGCTCCGGCTCTATTGGACGACCGGCCAAGGCGGGCTGACGAAGATCAGATGGGGCACCCCCGGCTCATGGACTCGATGTCACCGACATCTCGTCAAGTACCTCGGGCCGAGGGCCAAGGGCTATTGCACCAATCTCTGCCAGCGGATGGGTGGGTTCGGAGTGGCTTGTCATGTCGGGACTCGGGGTAGTGCTGCTCCGCTCTTGGCCGCTACCGACGATGACCCCTACGGGGATCGAATTTCAAAAGAGGTTCGCAGTCGGTACCCGGCGTTCCCGGCCACCAAGCGCTACAAGCTGAAGCGGAAGCCCACCGGCGATTCCCGCACTCCCTACGCCCGAGAGGATCGCAAGACCACCCGAGAGCTATCCGATGCCGAGATAGAGCAGCGTCGGGAAGCGGCTCGCAAGTCAGCCCTGGCCCGGCGCAAGGGCCAATCTGAGAGCCGGGCTTCTCAGTGGAAGACGATGAATCTTCAGCAAAAGGTCGAGCTTGCCGCTCAGTTGGAAGCGGGTGCACGGCGACGGCTGGAAGAGTTGGAGTCGAAACTGAGGGCCACCGAAGACCCGTTGCTGCGAGCCGACATTCAGGGCGAGATGGACGACATCAGGGACATGCTCGGGGCGAAGGATGAATGGCTTCGGAACGCCCGATACGACGAACTCAAGCTGGCCGATTCTCAGATCGACAAGGCCGAAGGTGAGGTTGACCGGCTCCGTGATGGCTACGACCGGAAGCTGGACGCTCTGCGCGCCTCTCGTGACCAAATCCAGGCACAGCTTTCCCTCATCAAACCCGACCCCGATGCGATTCAACGGCGGGCCGATCAGATGGCGGGAAAGGCCAGTGATTTTCAGGAAGAGGCAAACGCCCTCTTGGAAAAGGCGGCGTATGCCTCGCCGGAGAAAGCCGCTCAACTCACTGCACAGGCCAACCGGCTCAAAGACCAGGCCAGTGCGGTTTACACGAGCATGGACGAGAACCTCGATCCCACGCTCAAGCTGAGGAACCAGCTTGCCAAGGTTCGCATGGACATCAGCAATGTCACTTCTGAGAAGGCTCGGAACATCGCCAGCAAGCGATCCGTGGTTGAGAAACTCAAGGACAACCGCTCCCGGCTGGTGCAGGGGTACCGGGATGCCAGCGAGTATCTTCGTCGCCGCCGGGGTTCAGGGCAGACCGAAGGGAGCTTCCTCGTGTGAGCCAGACCCTCTATTTTGAAAAACACGAGTCGGTCATCGTCGCCGATGGCTTCGGGTTCAAAGCTCCGAAGGATTGGGGGAAAAGAGTTAATGAGCCTGCGCCTGAAGTTCAGGATTCAAAACTCGATTTTGAAATTGACCCGACCTCGAAACTGAGTGCACTGATCCACGAGTCAGAACTCGATCTGGCTCGGATGACTGCCGAAGGCCGGGCCAAGGTTTCTGAATTGCGTGATGCGGTAGCTGACCTCGATGTAAAAGCGCTGGTCACATCGGGAGCAGGGCATTTGGAGTTGATCGAGGGACAACGCAATTTGAAAGTGACCGAGATACGCCGGATCGAAGCCGAGACCGAGACACAGATAGCCCATCAGAAAGAGAGGGTCGCGAGACTGAAGACTCTTCGATCCGAAAAGCGAAAGGAATTGCTGTGACGTTGGAAGACGGGATTCACAACGGCCACTCCCCATTCGGGATGGTTCGTGAGGACATCAAGGCGCTGGTCGCCGCGGCCTTCCCGGTAAGACCGCCTCGGGAATGGTTCGACAACCCGAACTTCCTGCGACTCTCACCGCTTTCGGTCGAGAACTCGGGACAGTGCCGGGGCCACATCGCCTCGTGGCGACAGTCTCATATCGGGATGAGTGGTTCGGTACGTGCCCCCAAGTCGAAGAGCAAGTACGCCTTTTTCAAAACTGGCGTGGTCGAGACTGACAAGGGCGACTTCGTGGACGTGGGACAGATCACGCTCACCGGTGGGCACGCCGACATCAACGCAACCGTGGCCGATGCGGTAGCTCACTACGACAACACCAACTCAGCGATGATGGACGTGAATGTGGGCGAGGATCGGTTCGGGATTTGGGTAGCCGGAGCACTCCGGCCCGATGTCTCCGAGAGCCAGCTTCGCATCTTGCGTGCCTCGTCGGTCTCCGGTGACTGGCGACCGATCAACGGTGGCTTGGAGCTTGTCGCCGTCTGTGCCGTGAATGTGCCTGGCCTCCCTATCCCGAGGGCAAGGGTTGCTTCCGGTCAGATGCTCGCTTTGGTCGCTGCCGGGGTCGAGCCGCTGGTCGATCTAGCCCTGGAAGAGATGGTCGATGCCAGCTTCCAAGAGGCCTTCGGGGAGCAGTTGGGTGAGGTCTACGAGCGGATCGTCGCCCTGGAAGAGAAGAACCCCACCATGACCGCCGCAGAGCGCCGTGAGGCCATCGCTGAGGCCATCGAGACCGTCAGTGGGGAGACAGAGAGCCGGAGGGAGTCGCTTCGCAGGAACGTCCACAGGGAGGCTGTGAGCGCCTCTCTGCGAAGCCGAGTCCATTCCTGACATGTCGCTGACCAGGGCCGAGTTGCGCCAAAGGGTTCACGGCCCTAACTCGGCCCTGGTCGCGGCTGATTGGAACCCCGACCTTCACCCTCGGGGAAGTGATGGCCGGTTTATCGAGATTGGCTGGCTCATCAACCTCATCGACATGGCCGGGTTCCGGCACGGTCAGCGGGGGAAGAAAGAAGTCCAGGGTGAGGTCATCGACATCATCCCTGACCCCGAGAAACCGGGCGATCCGATCATCCGAGTCAAAATGACCGACCCTCGTTGGGAGGGTGACAAGTTCGGGCACACCTTCGATGCCCGCAGCTATCAGGTCTCACAGAGGGAACCGACCAAGGCCAAGATTTCAAAACCAAGTGTGCCGCCCACACCGCCACCCGACACTCCGACACCCCCAATCGTGAAGTCGAGCATGGCGGTGGGCACACCGCTCCCCCCGATGGGTAAGCCCCCTAATTGGGACTCGCTGTCCACATCGGCGAAGCATCAATGGGTCAAGGATCAGATGGAGGCTGACCTTGCCGCCTTTCGGGGGGAGCCAACCATTTTCGATCTGGCGGGCACCGGCCCCGAGATGGAGCACGCTCTTGCCGAGCGCTATCGCTGGCTGACTCACATCGATCCCGATACCGCTCTTCGGGTCGATGCCGTTGTCACCGATCAGCAAGCGTCCACGGTGGGAGACCCGAGGGTGAAGCCCGGTGGCCCTGGTGCCATCGCTGTCGCCCATCCCGGCACCGACCACCCCGGCGGGATTGGGCCGGTAGCCGGGAAGCGAGCCATCGTGCTCGGGCAGAGCTATTTCCAAGACGACAAGCTGTGGCAAAAGACCAAGGGGATGAACTCAGGCAAGTCGATGCCTTGGAGTGTGGGCAGTGCACAGGGTGATGAGACCTCAACCCTGGTTCACGAGTTCGGCCACCAGCGACAGTTCCGGTATCTGTCGGAGACCATGCTTGAGGTCGGTCAGCCGTTTTCAAAAGTGGGGCAGTCTGATGGCTTCGGCACCATGCCGGATAGCTCCAACTGGCCGGAGACTCAGGCGGCTCGATACGCGATTCAAAATCTGGCTCCGAGTGCTTACGGCAAGTCCAAGTCCTCGGAGGCCTATGCCGAAGTGTGGGTCGCGGTGACCACCGACTACGAGCCGGTCAGCCCCGAGCTACAGGCAGCGTGGGACACATGGCACTCCGGCATGAGCATCCCCTCTCAGATGCCTCAGACCCGCTACGACCCCGCTGAAGTCAAGCCCTATCACATGCTTAGTCCGCAGGAAAAGGACGAGTATTGGGCCGAATACGGGCCTCTCATCGAGCTTCCTGGCATGAGGGAGCATTACCCCGACACTGCCAAGCTCTATGACGCATGGGAGCCGAACATGGCCCCTACCCCGGCTGGCCCCGAGGAAGCAGTCCCGATTGATTTTGGAAAGCCGCTTCGATCCACTGTCGGAGCAACCCATCCCGGTTTTGACCAGCGGTTCAATGTCGAGGTCGATGCTTTGGAAGGACGCTTTGGCGATCTGACCAATGATGCTCTGGCCTACATCGGAACCGGTGAGGACGAGCAGGGCAGAGCATGGTTTTTGGAGGGGTTGCAGTTCCAAGCCGCCGCTTCATCCAGCCCGTTTGGTTCGATGATGGCTTCGATGGAGGCTGACGCCCTTACCGATGGCGGTGTGGAATCGATTTGGGACTTGCCCTCGATGAAAGGCACCTTCGGTCAAGTGATTTCCACTCCCAACCGAATATTGATGATCGTGAACCCGAGACTCGACCCCGATGAGATTCCCGAGTCGGAGCTTTTTGAACACCCCGGTCTGACCGGGATGCAAGCCACCATCGTCCATGAGTACGGCCACGCCATTCATCGGAGCGTTCAGCGAAAGACGATGGCTAATCCAGATTCAGCGAGTTATCTTTTGAGTTGGACAGAGATGATGGGGGAGAACCCAATCACGACCTACGGCTCTCGGAGCATGACCGAATCCCTGGCTGAGAAGTTCGTCCGGTACTACCACGAGATGGAGGGCGGCGAAGGTTGGGAAGAGTTCATCGAAAACAGTCGAGAGATATTGGGTCTTTCCGAAGGGGTCGGAGCAGCGATATGACACAGCAAGAAAACCCCCAGGACAAGTACCGGCTCTACGGCATCGACAAGAATGGCGACCGGCATGACCTTGGTGTGTTCTCCGATGCCGAGTACGCCGGAGTGTGGGACTTGTTCGATGAGCTTTATGAGAGTGTTGAAACCGTGGTGCTGACATGACCACTTATCTCACTCCGATGTGCTACTCCTGTGTGCATCTCAATCCCGGCGAATTGACATGCACTGCCTTTCCGCAAGGCATCCCCGATGAGATTCTCGATGGCCGGGTCGATCATCGTGAGCCGGTGGAAGGCGACGGCGGGATTCTCTTTGAGCAGTCGCCGGACTCGCCGGTGCCACCCTTTGAGATGTATCCCTTCGCATCGAAGCAAGCACTAGTCTCGTCGCTTCGTGAGCGAGTCCACCGGCGCTGATCTAGGCCCGCATCTCCATCGGTTCTCGGATGGGTCGGTCTGTACCGGACGGCTGCGAAACTATCTGGCGGTGAGCAAGACGGTGATTCACCACGACCACTACCCGATTGAGGTCAATGTGACGGAGTCGCTCGCTCGGTGCGACTCTTGCGGCGTGACGGGCGTGCTGGTTGTACGAGATGCCCCCACTGAGGCCCGCCGTAGCCAAAGTGCAGTGCTCCCTCCCACCACTTCGGGCAGTCGGTCGAGCACACTGCATAGCTGACTCCCTCGTGCATGGCTCGGGTGTAAAAGACCGGGTCGATTTCAATTCCACAGAAAAAGCAGCGTGGATCGTTGGCGACCTTGTCCCGTCCTCTTGGTGATGGAGTTTTCACAAACCAAGGTCTTCGTCCCGAGGGCGCTCTCGTTCGATCATCTCATTTCGCCACCGGAGGGTGTGCGGATCGTAGGGAGCAAGGTTCGGAGCTTCGGGGTCAACGTCTTTGAAAACTTCCAGCTTTCCAAGTCGCCGCTTATCCAGTTTGTCCCAGGCAATGAACATGAAAAACAGCCATCCACCTAGAAGGCAAATGACTGCTATCCATTCCAGAATGTCGATCAAGATGTCTTCGGTCATCGCGACTCCGCATCCTTGAGAGCCAGAGAGATTAGGTCGATGCGCTGAATCTCGGCGGCAAGCTGCCGGTGTTCATCAGTGCCCTTCCCTACCTCGCCCATCTCTTTGTGTGTTGCCCGCTTGCGATCCCTCAGCAAGCCCTCGATGTATCGAGCCTGGTGTTCTTCGACCGTGATGATCTTCACGGTTCCTCCCTCAGTTAGTTCACTTTCGTCCAAGTGAAATCGAACCAATCGTCCTCTGCTTCGTTGTATCGATCCCGCTGCAAGTCCCAATGAGCACGCCAGACGGCGTACAGCATTTTGTGTCGATCCTCTTCGCCCTGATCGATTTCATCCTTGACCGACGTGTAGTCAATCTCAGAAACCGCCTTGCTGAAATAATCAGCGACAACGACTCTCGGAACCGTTTTGCGGAATCGGTAATCGCTCCCGCTCTTCTCGATGATGTCACCGGGGCCGAAGGCCCGCTGAATATCTTCACGGACTCTGGCCCGCACCATGAGGTAATCGGGACTGTCCTTGTGCTGGACGATGGAGAAGAACCCATCCTTGGTGAATATCCACATTGGCCTCACCTTCCTTTCATGTCTGTATCTAGGTCAATTTCATGTGAGTGTAATAGGCTGGCTACTTCATTGCAAAAGCACTTCCGCCGCTTCGGGAACCAGGCTACGGGTTGCGATAACCCATCGATGGTCGTTTTCTAGTGGATGGTCGAGTTCGACAATACAAACCAAATCTCCGAGTTGAGTGATCTTCCCCCTCTTGCCTTCGACTGTTTCCAGAGAGCTTCGGAACACTTCATCGGCAGAAACAACGACGACTCTCATTCCGACTTTCAATTTCATCGGAGCAAGACCTCGTCAGCAAACGGCACCAGCCGACGATTCCTGATCCACGCCTTGTTACCCCGGTCAGCCGAGAGACCTTCGGTGTCGAGTTTCACCAGCGAGCAATATTGCGTGTATTGATCGTCGTGGTATCGGACGATGGTTCCTGTCTCGTTGTCAAAAAGGGAGTTCTCTTGTGCCTCGGAAGCGGGGAGTATCGAGACTCTCATTCCCGTTTTCATGGGAGCAAGTAGGACGCCGCGGCGTTGGTGTCCCTGAACTCAGAGCATCCGCAGATGCCTCCCGGTTTGACGGGAGCAGTGCAAACATCGTGACTGTCGCCGCCGATGTGTCCGGTACTTCGATGCCCGCAGAGGCAGACCGGATTGAGGTCTTTGAAACCGAGGCATCCACACCCGTCCTTGTAGCAATCACCAGCGGAATTCAGATTGTGGTGGGCGCGCCAGTGACCGCACTGGCAAGGGTCGTTGGTGTATCTCTTCTGCACCGTCACTCTTCCTCGGGAAGCTCATCACCAAAGAGAAGATCGGCAGCGCTTGGAGACTTGGCCTCAGCCGCCTTCTCAGCGAAAGTCCCGAGAGAACCATCAGCCAGGCCATACAACTCCAAGACCTTTCCATCCTTGCCGTAGGTCTTGCCGTCGAAACCGGTGTAGGTGACTCCCTCGGCGGGAGTGGCGACCAGCGCCGCCACCCCTCCGTCCAAGCCCTCCATCGCCTCGGCCATGCTCGGGTAGGGCCAGCCGTGATTGTCGGCGCAAACCGGGCCGTAGCCTGCGTAGATCGACCGCTCGTCGGTCAGATGGGCGGCACAGTTGACGCAGATGCCGTAGGTCTTACCGAAGGCCTTGGCCTCTTCCCAAGTGAGCTTGGTGGTTTCGTCCAGGCCTTTCAGCCCGCCTCGGCCTCGGTAGTCGAACTCCCACTTGGTGAGTGGGCCGGTCTCGGACTCGACTTCGCTCATCCGCTCGACAAGCACCTTCGCCACGGTGTAGCCGTTGCGGGTCGTGTAGACCTTGACGTACTGACCGGCTGCGTTCTTGTGCATTCCAGCGGGCGGGTCAACGTAGGTGGTCTTGGGCTTGGGCAGCTTGGGAGCGGCTAGTGCCCGCTCGATGCAAGCACTCGCATCGCCTTTGAGAAGAACCCCTTCGGGAGCTTCCCCATCGACAAGCCATGCTCCGGCACCATGCCATGTGTCCCAGGCGGCGAGCCGAATGGCGCAACCCTCGGCGAACTTCGGATCAACCTCACGCTCAGAGAGAAGGGTTTTCAGAAAAGAAACTTGTTTCTCGGTTGCGGGTGCTGGTGCTGTCATGTCTGGCTCCTGTCTCTTGCTTGCCTTACAAGGCAATTATATCGAAATGAAAATACTAAGTCAAGTCGATCTGTCCAGCCTCTATCGCTCTGAGCCAATCAAGCATCTCTGTTTGGCTCGGTTCAGGCTTGGGATGATTCCACTCCCAAATCCCATCCTCAGCCAGCATCAATGTCTGATCGCAGTAACGGCAGGGAAGTAAATCGCCAGGCTCGGCATCATCGAGAGCGCCCGTCACTTTTGAAACTTGCCACGTTTGGAGACAGCACCGCATTACACCGCCGATGCGAAGTCGGTGCTCTCTCATGTGCGGTTGTCGGAAATGAGAAGTTGTGCCATTGCGTCCAGATCGTCCCACGGCAGATCGTAGAACTCAATGACGGCGGCGGGGGGAGTTTTCAAAACTGAGCAGAAGGTCAGTTGCTCGTGGTCGCTCAGATCGAATTCCCAACCCTGGCCCTCTTCGTCCTCAAGGTAGACCGGAAACGAAGAACTCTCGACCACGAAGGCGTCGTAGCCCAAGTGGACGAGAGTTCTGGCTAGTAGGTAGCTCCGAGGGAGATGGCCTTCCAGATCGGCGACTGAGAGCCGGTAAACCATCTCCGCTGCGGCGACGGCCTTACTTGGCGGCAGCGTCACCATTGGTGTTGTACGCCCTCGGGACGTAGCCAGCGGCGACGAGTGCTTGCTGCACCCACCCGATGGAGTACCCGGTCACAGCCGAGATGTCCTTCAAGGCCACGCCATTCTTGCGCGCAGTCATGCCGAGCTTCCCGATCTTGGTCTTGGAAGCATCGATCTGCTTCTCCAACTTCGCGATGTTGTCGGCCTCGGCCTTGATCTTGGCGAGCGCATTGCTGGCTCGACCCTCTCGGGCAAGCTCGCCCTTTGTCTTGGTGGCAGTTGTCATGCCTTCCTTCCTGGCCCCGTTTAGAACGGAGCCTTGGGTTGAGTTTCGTCCTCTTCGTTGTTATCGGTTGTGGTGTCACTGTTCTCAACTACCGGTATCGGCGGCGGAACATCTTCGTCCTCTGCCGCAGCCGGGATTGGCGGCGGTGGGGGAAGCTCATCATCGGTGTCGGCCCCTAGCTCGGGAGTGGGCGGTGCCTCGTCACTCGATGTCCCTGGCGGGTGCAACGACTTGACATCGGTTCGCATTTCCTTCTCCCATTCCCGGTGGGCGACAGTCGCAACCACGGAGCGCCCGAGCATCAGTGATGCGATCTGCTCGGCACTCGGCTGGTTGGTTGTCAAAAACTCCGGCGTGAATCCGAGAGCACGCATGGCTCGCATGAACATGCGGCGATGGCCCGGCTTGCTGGTGTTGTCGGGGAACACGAGGTTGTTCCACAGCCACTCCCCGTTGTACGCCCCGCCGTCGATTTCCAAAACCATCTGAATCATCGTCTTGCCGGTGCCCGCTGGTGCGACTTCGGCCTCGATTACTCGGGTGTCGTACTTCCCGATAGGAACAAGGTCAGTCGTTGCCGCTCCGTCCGGCCCGCCGCCAATGAGGTCATTCCAATCCAAACTCATGTGTCCTCTTTCGTTACGCCCGCTGCTTCCAGAATTGCTTTGTCGCTCGGCTCTTCCGGCACCGGCAACGGGAAGACCTTCTCGATGAGGGCTTCCAAATTGGGGTCGTCTACTACTGGCGGGATTTTGCCTCCTAGTCTCTGGCCTGCCTCAAACTGCGACGTGCGCCTCGTGAGCAGCCGTCGCTTCTCAACCAACTCGTCGCCCTCCTGCTCCATCTCGACGTAGAGATACCCGGTGAGGTCGAGGAAGTAGGGCATCACGTCTTGTAGCTGTCCCTGGACGAATGGCCCCCACATGCCATCCCGGTTCTTCGCCATGCTGGTGAGCACGACGCACTCAAGCGGCTTGGTGGGGTGCACGGTCAAGTCCCTGATGTCACGGATCAGACCGGCGACCTCTCGGAAGGCATCGCCCCATTGCTGCAATTGCAACTGGCTACGGCCCGAGATGCCCTCGATATAGCGTTGCTGCAATTCGGAGATGGAGTCGATGATGAAGGAATTGAACGGGTGCTTGCCCGAGGCCAGCCATTGGTAGGCCTTCTGAACTGTGTCCCATGACCGGGTTGGCACCACGCACGTATCCCACGACCCATCGGCTTCGGGCGGGGCACTCTTGGCCGGGTTCCAATCGATTCGTTTGATGGGGAGAAAGCGTGAGGCAGCTTCCACGTCCATGTAGAGCCGGGGCGCGGGCGACGTGACCGAGAGAGTTGATTTCCCGCTCTTCGATGCGCCGTAGATGAGGAACGAAACGCTCCTGTCTTCACTCATGCCGTTGTGCTCCAATCAGGGCCGGAAGTCCTTGAGGTTCCCGGCACCACATCTGACTCGTCAGATTTCGTTTCAGTATAATACCTTTCATGCCTTCCACCAACCAGGAATTTGACATTCAGATATTCCTCAGCCGCCGCTGGTGAGTCGTCAGCGATGAGGCAAGGCTGTCGATAATCGCACCAGGCGCAGTGCTGGTTGGGACTCGGGTAATCGGACTTCTCATCGATGGCTCGGATCATGTCGATGCAGATGCGCTCGATGTCTCGGAGCCGGTTGGGGCCGGAGCGAGCAGTGCCGGGAACCTTGAATCGCTCGATCTTGGGAGACCGGCCCTTGACGAGCACGGTGTACCAGGCCTCGGCCATCGGATCGTCGGGGTGGCTGAGATTCTCGATGGCGGTGTAGACGTGGTGCTGGTAGCTGTGCTCCAACCGAGCACGCTGGCCGGAGTCCCATCTCCCGAGAGATTTGAAATCGTTCAGAACTAAGAGGCCGGAGTCTTCCCGTCGAAACTTGGTGTCGATCTTCCCACGGAGCAGGACATCTCCCCCGAGAATCTCGGCCTCGATCATTTCCTCGGTGCTCACCACTTCCAGGCCGTGGTCAGCCCCGGTCTCTTCCAGCCAGTCGAAGTAGGCCGAGACCAGGCGACGACCGAGAGCGATGTCCTTGTAAAGCTCGTCCATTTCCCACTCGGGAACCGAGTGCTCTTCCTGCCAGGCCACCGCCTTCGCCGAGAGAGCGTTGTAGAAAACCACCGGGTCAGCCCCGCCGCCGGAGTAGTAATTTTCAAAAACCTTGTGCACCCGGCTCCCGAGTTCTCGGTAACCGTGCACTTTCGGGTGTGGGTGGAAGTCCCGCACGTAGTTCCAGTTCCAGAGTCGGCGGCACTCAAGGAAATTGTCGATGTCGGAGTGGGTGAAGATCATCACGATCCCATCAACTCCAATTCGTCGGGGAGCAGGATGATGACTCCGTCCAAGTCCTTTTCAGATAACTCAAGCTCGGTCTCGTAGGGAGCGAAGACGGACTCGGGCACTTTCAAATTGACCGCGATCCATACTCCCGGTGATTCCGGTTTGCGGGTTCGCACCGTGTTCACCATCACCTTGCCGTGAGCAGATTTTTCAATTCGTAAATACGCCCTGCCGGTCAGCATCACGTTCCCATCATCGACATCATCGGCATCATCACAAACCCCACTTGCTCATCGTCCGGCCCGTCGAGATGAAACATGTTCTTGGGGTTGGTGTCGAAACTCAGCCGTACATCGCCGGGAGCCAGAACCGAGACCATCGCCCGCAGCATTCCGGCATTGAATGCGATGGAGTAGTCGGCAACATGCCAGTCGCCAACCAGGGTCTCTTCGCTGGTGCCGACATCAGTTCTGAAAGCCGAGACTTCCCCGCCCTTCTTGGATTTCAAATCGAGCTTCATGGGGAGATGACCGCGTGCGATCACGCTGGCTCGATCACAGGCGGCGAGCAAGTCTTCACGAGTCGTTTCAAAATGTCCGAGTAGGTCGAAGCTGTCGAGTGCGGTTTGGAAGCTCGGGAACTTGGCATCGCTCCGAAGAGTGCTGATCGCATTCATCCCCTGTCGAAACGTGACCCGATTGTTCTGCACGATGACATCGACATCGCCGCCACCCGAATCCAAAACCTTCTCGGCGAGGGGAAAGAACCCGCTCGGCACCACGACTTGCTCCCCGGCCTCCCACGGCGGGGTTCCGAGATGAGTCACCACGGTCATGCGGAACTTGTCGGTGGTGATGAAGTGCTGCCCGGTGATAAGCACGGTGTCAGTGCGGTAGGCACCGAGGTAGCGGATCGCTCGGAGCAGTTGCTCGATCCCGATTTTGAAAGTGGTTTTCTTTGAGAAGACCACGTCCATGTAATCCGCCGGGTTGCCGTAGCCGAGTTGGTACTTGGGGCCGAGCGAACTTTTGAGAATCAGCCTGCCGTCCTTTTTTGAAAGCGTGACATCTCCCGGCGGCATTGCCTTCACCGCACGGATTGCTTCCGGTGGCAAAAGCAGGCGGTCGCCTTCCTCGGCGAGTGGGATGGGGATGGCGGTCTTGATCGCAGTCGTGGTGTTGTGAGCCGAGAACACGACCCACTCCCCGGTGCAGTCGAGAAGGACTTGCCGGTGCACAGCGATGCCGCTCGACAAAGCGAACTCGACCTTTTCCAAGGCAGTGCTGAGGTCAGATTGCGGGGCAGTAAGAATCAATGTCTGAGGCTGTTTCCGAGTCGCCTCACCCTACCAGCCCGAAGTCAGCGCCGGTCGTTTACCCGCTGATCTTGTTGCTCTCTTTGCTGCTTGTTGATTCGTCGGCCCACGAGCACGGCCAAGAGCACGAACATCACCAAGAGGGTGATGGTGACACCGACCAACATGCCTTGCGCGAACTCACTCACTAAGACGCTCTTGCAAGGCTTCGTAAATGGAATCCATCTCAGCTTCGGTGGCAATGAGATGAATGGTTGGCCCACCGCCACCGCCCCGAGTGGCCTTGACTCGTACCTTGGCTGTGGGCACAAGCTCCATGAAGGTGTCTGCGATCTTCACCCCGGCGCTGCCGTACCGAACCATTACCTCGTCAGCCATCAGTCTCCCTCTCTTCCTTGGTGTGCAGATACGGACAAGTCGCTGGCTGGCAATTGCCGAGCCGATGTTCCTTGAACCGATCTATCCGAGTGCGCCCGAGCAGGCGGCTCACAGTCTCGTCGTAGCGCTGCGCTGCTTCGGCTACTGCCGGGTTGGTGCGCTCCAATTCCTCAAGTTCCTCGGTGAGTGTCCTCTTGCGATTTACCATTTGCGGCGTATCCAAGCCACTAGAGCCGTCCAGTAAACCCAGGTGACGACGTTGACCCTCTTGGCGAGTGTTGGCCTGCTCATTTACAATCCCCGACATTCGCCCCGATTGTATGGACTCCAAGCTGTCCAGCCCTGTATGTCCTTGATCCTGGCGGCGGCGTAGAGGTTCTTCTCGGGGATCATCAAGTCGTTCACTGACATTCCGAAGTCATTGGCCCATCCTGGCATGACTTGCATCAGACCGGAGGCTCCGCTCGGGTTTTTCGCAGTGGGATTTCCCGCGCTCTCTCGCTCCATGAGGCAGAGGGCGGTCTCGACATCACCAGGGGCGAAGTGTCCGGCCACCAGCGGACGCCACTCTTCGACCGAGTCCATCCAAATCTCGCCCGCCGCTGCTTGGGACACTTCCCCGGTCGCTGACGCTATCGCCGCTGTAGTGGTCGGGCTGCAATCGCCGGTGAAGTGGCAGGAATGGCGGGATTCAAAATCCTGTCTTTCAAAATTCAGAACCGCCAGCCGCTCGATGGCGCTCGATGTGAGCACGTCGGTTTCCTGAATGTCTTGGTAGACCTTCTCGACTCGGGCTTCCCAACTCGACTCCCACTCTTGAATCTCTTCGTGGTCGTGAGCTTGGGCGGTCAGGGGTATCAGGATCAATGCAGCGGCCAGGGCCAGTCTTATCTTGGTCATGTTGTCCTCTTGTTGGGTTGGTGTCAGAAGCGAGAGGGGAAGTTCGACTTGCCGTTCGATCTACGACCGCGAACCGGCTTCCCGCTCTCAGTCCACATGCTCAGATATTCAACTCGGGTCAAGCCCTCGATGTCCTCTGGCAATGCGCCTTCGCCGGACTCATGTTGCCCACGGAGCTTCTCTGATTCCCAATTCACCACGACCCCACCTTGGTACAAGTAGGGCGCGTTGATTCGGAAACGGGTCAATTCCACGGCCACTGAAAACGCCGTACGAAGGAAGGCTGTCGGGTGGCTATCTCGCCGGTGAGAAGAGCGGCCTGGCTTTCCTCGGGCAGACCGAGAACGAGCCGGTTGATGCCGTCCCACTCCGGCCACTCTTTGTAATCAACGCCCCGCTCGGCAAGTTGCTGCGACACCACTTGGGCCATCTCACTGAGGTAGCCCTCGTGGTCGGCGTAGATATGCTCGTCGTTCTGCTCGTAGATTTCCCGCACGACCTCGTCGTTGCGGCCAGCCCAATAGCCGGAGTAGTACGCGTGCCGGGCTGTCTTGCGCTGCATGATGAACATGGACGCGACGAGTGCGATAAGCACCAGCGACATGACGATGTCAAGAGTCTCGGTCATTCCTCTTCGTTCGCTCCCACTCCAAGGACGGCTCCAAGCTCGTCCATCACCCCTTGCACTCGCTCTAGGTCGGATGGCGACATCACCCTTAGCGAGAAGAACATAGGGTAGCCATTGACCGACCGCGGGCCTGCCTTATCCAAGTGCTCGTAGATCAGTCCGACCGGGGCAGCATCCTCAATCCCACCGGGGAGAACGACATCGATCACGGACTCCTGATATTGCTCGGGTGTCATCATCGACAAGACGGGGAACACCATCGTTATGTCTCGGGGATCGAGAAGTTGCCGGTCGGTGAACACCGTCCCGGCCATGATGCCGAGAGCAAGCTCCCGTACCTCGGGATCGGTCAGTGACACGTAGCTCAAAGTAAAATCCTCGGGTCGTTGTTCGGAGGGCATCGGCGTAGAACCGAATGTTTGGGACTATCGCTTCTCCTATCACCGCTGCCCTCCAAGCAACGACCATTTTCAGTTGGGTTCATTTTCTTCCTCGTGCTTCATGCTCTCTGAATCTGGCAAACTCGGCGGCGCTCCATGAAGTGAGATGCCAGAGTCCGCACGTCTTGCATTGGTAGGGCCGGAGGTTCAGTTGCTTCCTCCCTTTCGCCCATTTCTTAGCCCGATCCCTGGTATTGAAAACACGCTTGCCGCATGTAGCCGAGATAGCCGGACGGGTTTGTTGATTGTCGGTTGAGGGCCGTGGTGAGTGGCTCCCCGCGCTCTTCGTCATGCGGCCACCACCAATTTGATGATGTCGTCAATGTCGGATTCAAAAATTCTGCCGTTGCGCTCTTCGTTCCATGACGAGCAACAAGGCTGACTGCTTGGGCCGTCGTAGGTGCAGTGGCCCTTCCAAGGCATGTCGAGTCGTTCGATGATCGACTCACGCAAGGCCGTCATATCGATCATGCGGCTTGTCGCTCCCCGGTACGGGCGGATCGGAACTTGTTGTGCACGTCTTTGACGCCCTTGAGTAAATCCTCGTAGTCGCTGTAACTGAGTTGGGCGACCCACGACCCGGCATTGTCGAGTGAGCGCTTTGCCAGAGCATGATGATTCTCGGCTTCGATTAGATCGCTGCACTCGGAGCACGCCGCCCATGCCCCGAGTGACCCGCTGACTTCGTCATAGACGAAGCTCTTGGCCGGGTAAGCCCAAGCGACTTCCGACGAGCCGCAAAAATCACACTTCGGTTCCTTCACAGCAACCGGCCCTCGACTCTGATGCTGATGAGCCAGGCAACGCCGTTCTCATCGACGGCAACCCGGCTCCCGTCCTGTGCTCGGGCCACCACGTTCAGTCCGGCATCGATGAGGAAGTCGTCGGGAACCTTGTCACCGATCCCATCAAGCTCGACTCCCTCGACGTTGGCTCGGTAGACGTATCGACCCGCTCCGACTCGGACGAGACCGGGTTCCTTGCTCACGAGGTTGCTGATTGCCTGACTGATCTGGCGGATGGAGAACGTGCTCTCGGGGTCGAGCAGTTTTTGAATATCCCGGCTGGTGAGTTCCTGGCCTGGATGCGATGTGAAAACCGTTCTCACTATGTCAACGTGAGAGTTGCTTCTCTTCGACTCCCGGTGCACGTCGCCCATGTCCTTGTCGAGATTGTCTGGCTGGTAGGAATACACGCCCTGTGAGATGCGGACGATGCCGGTCGTTTCCCGGTTGTTTCGCAGATACGAGAGAGCGGTTGAGGCCTGGCTCGCGTTGATAGCTCCGTCCATTGAATCAACGATGTCCTTGGCGGTGACTTCCACCTTGCCGGTGTTGAGCAGAGCGACCCGAACGGCCTCGGTGAAAGACCCGTTGTCGTTGTCCTCGATGTCCTCGATGTGTCCAATCACAGTCATGTGCTTCTCCTGAATAGCTCTTCGTGTAAAAGCTCTCGATGGTTATGAGCGCCTTCCACCTTGTACCCGTCCTGATACCGATATTGTCGGGACACCATCCGATAGCTGTAGGTGTCCCTCCCATACCCGACCACGCAAAGATCGATCCGCTCGGTGTGACACCGCTGGCAGATCAGAACACGGACTGCGTCGGGATGCCAGGGATGGTGAAGCGCTCGGGATTTCAAATCCTGATCGTTCGACTTTGCCACCGGCCCAACGTAGCTCGGCATCCAAGCGTGACCGATAGTGCGGCATTCCAAATACTCCCGATTGAGTTTGTGAATCCCGGTTGTGATCTGCTCGACGCTTGGCTCGATCCGCTCAGTCATGGTCGGCCCATCTGAGGTCTGGAAGGTCGGGCGAAGCTGAGAAGAGTCGATCAGCATGTAGCTGGCAGAGGGGGAGCATGTCACCCAACACCGCTACAGCGGGCGCGTGTTCGCATTGGCTCAAAGCACAATTCATTTCTTGTCCAGGCCTTCTCTCGGTCTTGTCTTGCGTGGCAATTTACCACCGCCTGCAATCACGGCAACGGCATTCTTCGGCTTACGGCGACAAGGCTCCAACGGATGGTCACGAGTCGGCTCCCCGCAGTTGTGGCAGAGGGTGATTCCTAGACCCTTGAAGTCGTGGTCGCCGTAAGTCTCCGAGCGCTCAGAGCGCCGGTCGGGACGACCTTCGGAACGTCGGCTCATTACGAACCCCATCCGCTTCCCCGCTTTGAGGCGAAGGCCTTGTCAACCGCTTTTGAAATCACTCGTACCAACTCCATCGGCAGAGACTCGGCGTTGTGGTGGTGCCTGTCGATCCTGATTGCCTCAACGTTCGGTATCGCATGGTCGGCTTGATCGACCCAAATGATGGCGACCCCGGCCTTGTGCATTCGCTCCATCCAGGCCGCTCGCTTCTCTGGCTCAAAGGCGTTCACAAGCTCGTTGTCTGAAATCACGATCAGCACCTTGGCTCCTGGCGCAGTAGTCAGACCAAGCGCTCCATCCAGAGCGGCCATTGCGATGTCGAATTCCTCGACCCCGCCATTGGCTTGACGCTCCCGAACCTCGGTCGGAATCTCGTCGGGGTTCAAGACCGATTCGACAAACGTTCCGAAGGTGACGGCTGCGGTCTTAGCGTGAATCCGGTGACCCGCTTTGCCCACGATG